ACTCTACTTACGCGTCACTGGATGATCTTATAGAAGGTGCTCGCCCTGCACTGTCCGCGAATGGCTTTAGCTACTCATGGCGAATCGATCAAGCTGTGAAGGGTGAGATCACGGCAATCTGCATGATGACTCACGCGCATGGGCACACCGAAGAGTATTCCGTAACCATGCCTGGCAATCTCGGCATAACTTCCGGTACTGGCAAGCAAGTCGTTAACCCTGCTCAGGTTGTTGGTATCGCCATCACCTACGCAAAAAGGTACAGCTTTGCAGCGGCCACCGGCATCGCCACAGAGGACGCTGACGGAAACCATCCTGCACAGAGCAGAGCACCCGAGCCTGTGAAGGCCATTAACGACAAGCAGGCCAGCGTAATTGAAGACCTGCTGACGAAACTGGATGACTATCAGAAAGGTTTTCGAAAACGCTGGAAGGATCACTACGGTGCGACATGGCAGGGCATCGACACACCGCCGTATCTTGCGATACCTGTTAACGAGCACGGTCCAGCGCTAGCTGAGCTGACAAAAAAGCTCAAGCAGTTTGAGGACGCAGCGCAGGAGTCGGGAGAATGATTGTTCACGACATGGAACAGGGCACACCAGAGTGGCACGCGCTGAGGCTGGGCAGGCCCACTGCCAGCGGCGCGGCAAAGCTCGTTTATGGCTCTGGCAAATTGGCTGCTCCGGCCACGATGAAGGGTTATGCGGAGAAACTTGCGGCTGACAAATTTGCAGGCGAAGCAATCGATGCATGGGAAGGAAACCAGTACACCGAACGTGGTCACGAAGTCGAGCCGCTTGCACGTAACTGGTATTCCTTTGAGCACGGGACAGATGTTAAGGAGATTGGCTTCTGCACTGATGACTTGCTGCGTTACGGTGCCTCGCCTGATGGACTGATCGGTGAGATTGAGAGCTGGCAAGGCGGCACTGAATTCAAATGCTTGCCGAAGAACCACCCGAAGGCGCTGCTGTATTTCGACAAGCATGGCAAGCCTGAGCCCGACTACCTGCCACAAGTTCACATGAACATCCTTGTGTGCGAACTGGAATGGTTTGACTTGGTGTACTACCACCAGAAACTACCCGCGCTGCGCGTTCGTGTTGAGCGTGACGAGGATTTCATCAACAAGCTGAAATCACAGCTTTCACTATGCATAGAGCACCGCGACGAAACAGTTGCGGTGTTCGAGAAAATGAGGAGTGCAGCGTAATGGGTAAGGGTGTAACGAATGCTGTGAGTACGCAGGATGCTGTTCGCCTGTATTTATCGGGAATGAGCATTTCACAGGTAGCACATTCATTGGGCGCTACAAAATCAACAACAAGGTTAAGACTCAAAAGTGAGGGTGTTCTGCGCACTCCTAGCGAAGGTTTACGCAACACCCTTAACAGGCAATCTATCAAGCGGGTTGCTCACAACAGGGCAGATCTTTCGGGGCGCAACTTTGGCAGGCTGAGCGTTTCTTCATATGCTGGAACAAATACACACAACAAGGCGACATGGAGTTGCAACTGTGAGTGTGGTGTTACGGTTGTAGTGGATACAGGAGCACTCACTAGCGGCAATAGCAAGTCATGTGGGTGTCTAGCCATTGACAGCCTGAAGGCCAGAAGAATTCACAGCGGAATAGGCACAAAAACATATCGTATATGGCAGGCGATGTTGAACAGGTGCAGAAACAAGAGGGCGCCACATTACAATAACTATGGCGGCAGAGGTGTGTCGGTTTGCGCTGAATGGTTTGAGTTCACGAGCTTCATATCTGACATGGGAGAATGCCCTAGTGGCGATTACTCGATAGAGCGGGTTGATAACGAGGAGGGTTATTCAAAGCAGAACTGCAAGTGGGCAACACGCCAAGAGCAAGGTAGAAACAAAAGAAACAACAGGCTAATTTCCTTCAATGGCGAGACGATGATACTTAAAGACTGGGCGGATCGAATTGGGATCGATCAGGCTTCCCTTCGAGAAAGGCTTGAAAAGTGGCCATTAGACGCAGCATTAACAAAACCAAAGAGAGGACGTTCGCTATGAGCTTTAATCTGCAAATAATCGCAGGCAATGTTGGTAAAGAGCCGGATGTTCGCTACACACCTAGTGGTGATGCTGTAACGACATTTAGCGTAGCAACGTCAAAGCGATGGACAAAGGACGGCGAGCGGCAAGAGAAAACAACCTGGCATCGCGTGGTTTGTTTTCGCAAGCTTGCTGAGATTATGGCGGAACATCTGCAAAAAGGCGCGTTAGTGCTTGTTCAAGGTGAAACCGAGCATCAGGAGTACAGCGATAAAAATACTGGCGAGAAGAGGTATTCGACGCAAATCATTGCGGCTAACGTTCAGTTACTGGGCGGCAAGAGCAATCAGGACAATCAAGGCGGCCAGCAAAGGCCAGCGCAAAAACGTGCGCCGGTAGCTGGGTCTATGCCTGAAGGTGGTGGCGGTGGATTCGACGACGACATACCGTTCCACGCCCTGCACTCCTACCCGTAACTCAACATTCAAGGACACACCATGAACGCTAAAGCAACAGCAGTACAAGACAACATCAACGAGCCAGTAGAGGGCGAAATCGTCACCGGCGGCCTGACACTGCCCGATACCGAGGCCGCACTATTTGTCGAGCTGAAGAAGTCTGACAAGCGAATTGCCGAGATAGAAAAAGACTGGGCAGAAGTGCCTGATGTTGAAACCAGGGAAGGTATGAAGCTGGCAAAGTCACGACGCGCTGAGCTTGTGTCAATGCGCACCACTGGTGACAAGAATCGCAAAGCCATCACAAATCCGTTGCGCACGCTGACGGCCAGCATCAACGATCTATGGAAGAAGTATTTGCCGCGCATTGAAGCTGTCGAGGAAAAGTACGACGCAGCCATCAAAGCAGTCGAGCAACGCGCCGAACGCGAAAAGCAGGAGAAGGCGGAAGCCGATGAGCGCCGCATTGCCGTCATCCAGTCAAAGATCAACGCGATCAAAGCAACGCCCGCCGATGCTTTAACAGTCGAGCAGATAGATTCAGCGCTTGTACTCGTTAATGATTTCGATCTTGATGAGTTCGAGGAGTTCAAAGACGCTGCCGAAATGCACATCAATGCCGCGCGGGAGGCTCTGACAGTCCGGCGTACTACGTTGATTGAGCAAGCCGAAGAAACCGCCCGCCTGGCAGAGCAAAAAGCCACGCAGGATCGCATTGCCGCAGAGCAGAAAGCCAAGCAAGACAAGATCGATGCCGACCTGAAAGAGCTGGAGCAGTGGAAAGCTGACAAGGCTGCGCGGGAGGCCAAGGAAAGGCAGGAGGCTAACGACAAGGAGGCGGCTCGTGTTGACGCACACAAGTCGAGCATTGATGACATCAATGCAGCTGCTGACGCTCTTGATAGTCCTATGGCTATCGATGCCTATATGAATGAGCTTGAGGCTGTGTCTATAGAGAACTTCGAGGAGTTCGCCAGCGACGCACAACACGCCATAGCTAATGCAAAGCTCGCTCTCACTGAAAAGCGCCGACAACTCATCGAGCAGGCCGAACAGCAAGCCAAGGCAAAGGCGGCGGCTGATAAGAAGGCAGCCAAGGCCGAAGCGGATCGGCTGAAAGCTCTAGCACCGGACGCGGAAAAGCTCAGGCTTTACGTTGCTGACCTCATCGAACTGCCGCGCCCAGACGTGGATTCAGATGACGCACAAGCTGTGCTCGATGGAATGGCGCTGCACCTTACGGCCATGATTGACATGGTTGACCCACTCGATGGCGCGGCATCCTAATGGGATTACACATAGACAGACGCGACGACGAGCAGATCATGCTTGACTACCCAGATCGTCGTCGCATCACGCTGACACGCGAAGGCATGGAGCTGGTTTGCCGCCATCAGGATAATCCAGACGCACCCTTAGTATTCATGCGGCGCTCTGCTCTGGAGATTGGTACGACGATAGGGGTTGGTGATGATGTGAGTATTGATATTCGAGCGGCGGGATACGCTCGAATGAAAGTGCGGTTTATTGTTAATGCTCCGGCCGATGTTGTGATCTCGCGGGGTGAAGAGGAGCGCAGTGTTGAGGATGTTTTAAGAGGAGTTTTGGCGTGAATCACTTATACGCCAGAATCCCCGCAACAACATCATGCAAGGCTGGTTGCAACGCCTGCTGCGGTCCTGTGCCTGTGTCCCCTGTCGAAGCAAGAGCACTTGGTATATCCGGAACCATGACACCAACAAAGCCCAACACAACAACCTGCGCGTTCTATGAAAATGGCTGCACTGTTTACGATGACCGCCCATTCATGTGCAGGCTGTTCGGCGCTGCGAATGATGCAATGCTAACGTGTCCGCATGGTGTTCGTGCGTTGATGCCGCTGTCAAAAGCTGACGCCTCGCGGTTGACTGGTGAATACCGGAGGGGGTTTTCATGAAACACGATCACGACATCATTATGGAGATCGCTTTTGACAGCGAGGAAGGCGACGGAACAACGAACTATTACAGGGTGGCTGAGAAGTATTCAGAACACCAGAACGCCGCCCTGATTGCTCGGGTGGCTGAGCTTGAGGGTGCTTTGGCAGAATCTCACATAGAGAAGTCGATATCAAAGCGGTTTGCAGATGCTCTGACCAAGAAATGCATGACTGCTATGGGTGCGGCTGCGCGGGGCATTGTTGATGGCGTTATGGCCGATTGCCTGAAGGACCGACGGTCTATAAAGCCTCACCCTCTACTACAGGAGAAAAGATGATGGATTATCAGGATGTTGTAAATCTAGCTGCGAATAACGACCGCCTATTGATGACGGGCAGGGCTTTGTTTGGCGGCGATGTTACGGTTGAGATTCGACCTGTCGAAGTAAGGCAGCATGGATTCAATTGCGCTAGCGGTGGATGGGGGCTCATGAGTGGCAAAACGCCTGCGCGTTTTCTTGTGTATAAGCGCAAAGCAAGGCGCAAGGCGTCAACAATCAACGTTAATGACATAAAAGCACTAGAGGCCATGCCATGACTAACACAACCCAACTACTCACCGACGCAGAGAATCGCGTACAGGCTGGTGATGTGCCTGATGAGGTTTCAGATATTAAAGCTGAAAACGATAAAAATTATCACCCGCTAGAAAACTACATTTGTGCAACAGCTTGTTACGAAGCTGGCAGGCTTTCGGGTGTGGCTGGAGAGGCAAAGCACCCTTCCGTCATGAATCTTTTGAACCTATGCATTGAGATGGTTGATTTGCACGAAATACGTGGAACAATTTTGACTGTAGATATGGAGAGAATGAAAGAGCTGCTGGAGCAGCAGCAATGACTGTATACGCTGACGATGTAGAGCATCAATTCGGCCGAATGAAAATGTGCCATATGTGGGCTGATACGCTGGATGAGTTGCTGGCTATGGCTGACAAGATCGGCATTGCCGATGCCTTTGCAGCTCAATGGGGTAATCATCTGATTCAATCTGAGGTAATTGCAGCATGACCACCCCGCACGGATGGACCACACCCGCACAACCCCACCCTGAAAATAATTTGCATATTTTGGGTTTGGTGCTTGACGTGATCTCCCTTTAAGACAATCAACACTAACCCCGGGCGGCATCATGAAAGTCAGATACAAAGGCCACGAGATCGAAGTCAAGCGCGAGAAGTGCAACGGCGGTTGGTCCATGCTGTACTACACGGTATATCGTGAGTCCGATGGCTACGAATGCGTTTGTGATTTTGAGGATAGCGCCGAGAAAGTCACCGACATGATTAAGTACATGAAACAACGTGTCGATGAGGAATTGGCATCCGATGACCCCTGGAGCGAGAAATTGGCCTGTGGTCAAAATATCAATGGCAACATAACCCCCCATGGATATTAAACAAGCAATAGAGAAGGATAAGGAGCGAGAGGCTTCGGGCTTCTATGAGTCTGGTATCGGGAAGATACTTACATCCAAATGGGTTGGCAGCTTCGGCAAATACAATGTGGGAGTGCAGCAGCAAATACTTGATTACGCCGAGGCTGTTGCACTTGAATTTAACAGCCAACAGAATTCATTGCGCGAAGGCCCTAAGCCGCTGCGAAGGTATACAGCGACCCATACAGATCACCCTCTCTTTGATTCTCCGGTTGCGACGCGTCCACCTGCAGTGCGCATCTTTGACGTGTATGAATATACACCCGAACGGGCGCGCAATTTAGCGATGATTTGCGCTTTCGATCTCACTGACGTGCTGAACTGGAGCGTAACGGCCAATAACGAAGTGCCTGCAGAGGTTGTAACTGAGCCTCAATCGACAGAAATATACAGATGAACACCAACCACGCAAAAACAGCCCAGCCACCGGATCAGTAACCGGCGAATTATCATCAGGTGATAACAGCGTGAATGGTGAGAGCGGCAACCCGCTACTGACGATCTGACAGACTATCACAGCCTAAGCCGAGCCCAGTCATTCAAGCCACGCTTATCACTCCGCCGATACTTCCACCACGCCCACCACGATCCGAGCCTGACAGCGACGTACAGGACCGCCGCATAGCCTGGCATGTCGTTGATCACGTTGCACAGATACGCAAAGCGTTCGTCGCACTCCTTGCGCGTCAAATTTTCTTTAACCACATTGCCGTGGATATCCAGTCGCACGCGGTACCGCAGCTCGAAATCATGCACCACCGATGGCAGCAATGCCACACCATAGGGATCAAGCAACCAGCGCAGCAGCTTCGGGATGCTCAGCCCATCGCCGACGTGGCCACTGGGGATCAGCTGATCGTGAATGATCTTGTCGGCGGGTATCACGAACCGCCGTGAATGCGTAAACACATTCCACCACTGCCGATACCAGGGCAGCCCTTTCGTGGGTATAGGCAGAAACTCAACGGCGAGCAGGCTCACTATGACTCCGGCAACGCGGCCATGTCCTGCGCCGCCTTGGCCTTCGCGCCCTCGAGCAGTGCCGGAATCTGATCAGGCTCAGAATCGGCAATCGCTTTCTCAACGCCGCGCTGATTGCCTTCAACCAAGCCAGTGGCAAACAACATGCCCAACATCTTTTGCACGCTTGCACTCATCAGCTCTTGCGCCGTCTCATTCAGTCCACGACGTGCCGCCTCTTCAGTGAATGCGCCTATCACTGCCGGTGTGACCACGTTGTTCAACGTATCTGGATCGGAGTTCGCTATCACCATTAGCGCCAGAACCCCTTTCAACGTCCAGCCGTCACGGCGCAGCGAATCAGGCTCCTGAATGATGCTGTAACGGGCTCTGCTGGCAAAATCGGTGATCTGCTTGCCTGCGGCTTTGCGTAGGTCGTCAGGTTCGTATGACAAGCGTGAGACGTCAAACGTCGGATCGTCACTTAATAGTTGCTGCGACACGTTTTCCAGTGTGCCGCTGGAAAAGTAGACGCCATCAAGTAAAATTTTCATAGTGATCGCACAACTCCAGGTGTTGGTAATAGTTGAAACATGCCCGGCACCGCTCTCATACAGGCCCATCGTATAGAGCCGCCTGATTTTGCTAGTATTTGCACCCCAGATACGCTGTAGTCTCGTGAAACTGTTCTGGGAATTTCAAACGCTATATGAGACACCTGATTAACAGGTATCTCATATATTCCCGGGTTGGAAGCATCGAGACCGCCATCTTGAGTGAGCTCAACACCGTCAAGGTAGCATCTAGGCAAAGCAAGTGGATGATACCCTTTTAAATACAAAGGATAGATTCTCGGCTGAACCCAGAAAGATATGGATGCGTCCCCTTGAAAACCTACTAAACGGGTCAACTGCCCAGTGAGTACCGCTAAATAGTAATCTGAATTGTAGGGCGTGCCGACTGTACCAGAACCGACAACTGTTTCGGCTATCGCAAATGGCGTAAGGTAACGTCCTTCCTCTCCTGTAGTAAGACCCATAGCTGTAATAAATGCCTCCGCGCCAAAACTTAATGCAGGCTCAGTGCCGCCATTCGTACTTGAATCTCTATAAAAACGTGTCGCCTCTGTGGCAGCAGTTGTGTCCATCCCGTTATACCCTTGGATGTAATCAGATAAGCAATTAGCTCTGAACGCCAGTGTGTTTCGCTCACTGGCGTTAGCTAACGGACTTGACAACTGACTCAAGTCTAGAAAAGAACCATCATCAGGAAGGTAGTTCAGTTGGTTGTTTAACGCCGTTAGAAGTTCTGCTGAAGCCCCGCTTTCAATTTCAACAAGCCTTGCATCCAGCCCCGCAACATTCGCAATCCCAGGAGACGCTCCCAACTGCGACAGCAACGCATTAACATCAGTAACAGCTTGCGACACCTGCGACAAATTGAAATCCGCAGCGTTCTCAATATCTGACAATCGGCTCTTAACCAGATTTACCGAATCCATTAAATCTATACCAGCACTACGGCGGTTGTTTATCTCGGCTAGTATCTGAGTGTTAAGCGATACCAGCGTAGAGTCAAGACCGGACACGCCTCCAATATCAAGGCTTGTAAATTGACCTTGCAAGTCAATAATTGCTGTAGCAATCTCGCTCGTTTTCGTTAATCCGGTAACCGCACTATCTACCTTAAGCGCAAGCTCGTTTTGCAATGCGGTGATGTCTCCGGTGTTCGATGCCTCAGCCGCAGCTAACTCGGTGCCGAGTGCGTTGATTGCATTAATGGCAGTTGTGTAGGTGGCCGACCAAGCCACCAACTCGGTGAACATCGAGTTCATCTTCGTTATAAACGCGACACGGTCACCGTCAGCCAGCTCCTCGGCTGTCAGATCAAGGGCTGTTAAAACAGGGATAGTGGTAAATGTCATAATCAGGCCTCGACAAGTGTCATACTGGTAATTGAGTTACTACCCGAGTAGTTGCTCGTGTAATCAAGCTCGGTGAAAAGCCGAGCCATAAAAGTGTAATCATCAAAATGCCAACCGTTCTGTCCGGGGTGAGCAGAGAATATGAACGGCGCGCCTTTGAGCCGCCTTTCCATCCTCGCTATCGTATCCCTGTCGACATCAGTTGCGTGCGTTAAATCAATCCTTAGAGCTCGGCTGTCGCGCTGGGAACGTGACGGGAAGTATGATCCGCTGACTGTTTTAACCAGCTCAGGCGGTGTCAGGAAACGGATGCTATGCCCGTAGTTGAAGTTTTTCTCAAGCGTTATTCGCTCACCAATGTGCAGTGTCCTGAGCCTAAGATCGTCGAAGTCAAGCCCGTCCTGCGCCGTGGTAATCAGATCCAACTCAAAGCGCTGGTACTGGATGACGCGATCAAGCCAGCTCGTCAGCGCCGGTGGTGACTCAAGATCAAGCGTCTCGTTATAGCCGTGTACGCCTGCTCTAAACTGCCCGAGTGGCAGCAGTTGAGAGGTGCTCATCGGCTCCATGTCCAGCAGATCAACGGTACTGGTTTCCGTTTCGAACAACTTGAGTTGCACCGCAATAGAGCCGCCCAAGTACGAGCTGGGTATCGAGAAATACTCGGCAATGCGTGTAATAGGGGAGATGCCTGTCACCGTGACATTCTGACCCGCATCCGGCCATCGAACGGGTCTTGACTCGTACTCGTTTTTAAGACTATTCAGCGTCGTGGTCGGCTCCCGGCTGGCGCTGAGCGTCATATCCGGCACGTGATTGTCTTTAGCAAACGTGATCGGCGTGCATTCACTCATACGGTAATCTCGACGGTAGAGAACGCTGATAACGGCGCTCTGCGAACGCGATTAACCACGCCCTGCTCAACCAGCTCTTCAGAATCCACACCCAGAAAATCTCCCTTCTGAATCAGGTTCGTGTAGTTGAGCACTCCCAGCTCATAGATAAAATGCTTGACCGAGTAGTAATTGACGTAATACGCAAGCGCCGGAGTGATGTCCTCGGTGCGATACAGCAGCGTGTCGATCTCCAGAACTTCATCAAGCTCGCCTGTGGGGCTGTTGGTGTCGTCCTCAACGGTCGTGCCATCCGCCAGCTTCAGGCGCACGGTTTTATAGACTGGTGTTGTGTCGACTAACTTGATCTGGCCTCGCGCCATGTCGTCATCAGTGAGCGTGATTGTCGGTGTGCCCGTGGTATCGGGGATAAACACCTCAACCCTGCCAGCCTGAGATAGCCGGATATACGCGCCGATGCTATCGGTAATCGTCCTCAGTATCTCATCGAGATAGGTTTCCTCGTCCACATCGACATTCACACGGTAGTCGCGCTGCGATTGCGTGACGTTGTAATAAGTCGCATTGGGTAATCCGGATTGCGTCATCACATCGTTAATGCTGCTCTTTGCACTGATGTTCGTGTAACTGGCCGCCGATGCAAAGCGTCTATGCAAATGCTGACCGGCATCCATCAAGTCAAAGCGAAACTGCCTGGTATCCAAAAGCCTTATGCCATCTATCAAGGTGGATGCGACCTGCCTGAAGTCGCCCCGCACCCAGCCAACATCACCGAAATACCAACGGCACGGATAGCCTCGCCATGTATAAGACAACCAATCCTCTTCATCCATGGGGTTGATTGCATCCACGTCACCGATGCCTGCAAAGCTCGCCAGATTGTCCTCAATGTCGGGCTCCGCAATCAGCCAGTTATCATAAGGTTGTGACGGCACAACGCTGACATCAAGCCATGGCAGATATGACAGGTAAACGGTACCCGCCGAGTGCTCAAGCTCAATCAATAGAGTCCTGCAAGGATTACGAGTACTGTCAAACAGCCACTCAGTGTACTCTTCGTCGTCAATCGACACGTAGGTGCCGACGCCATTACTGCCGTCTGACGCGGTGTAGGTGTAATAGGAACTAACCCAAAAACCTGATGGTTTTTTATAGCTATGCTCAACGTAAACTGTAGAGATATCCAGTGGCAGTCCGGTAGCCATATGGCTAGTTGCGTTTCTATCGGTGATTCGCCTGCTGTAATGCTCTTCTCCGCCATAGGTTGACCCTACGCGGATATACCACTGCACGGCATTAACATCACCGGCATCCCAGACAAATGTCACGATGTCGCTATCAAGCGTTGCGTTGGGCGCAGGGCTTGTGATGACAGGCTCGGTCATGCGAGCTTCCGGCTGATTCGGTCGTTGCTCTTTTCAACTTTATTGAGCACTTGCGTTTGCTGGTTGGTAGCGCTGGCTGTGGCTCCGGTGTTCTGTGCAACAGATCGAAGTCCGGCACCGCTTTCTTTGCGCATCATTTCAATCTCTTTGCGCATGGCCTTTTGTTCTTCGCGGCTGGCGCGCAATTCAGCGACAAGCTCTGAGTTGTTATTGCTCTGCGTAGTCGAGACATTTACGCTCGGTGACACACTGACATTCGGCGCACCTAAGTTCGCAGGGATACTGTTGGCCGTGACACCCATAGCGCGAAGCTGATTCGATATGTCAGCGTTCGGCACCATCTCACCCTTATCCAGGTACGCAAGGTGATAATCATTAGCCACGTAGTCAGTGCCGCTTGCGTAGCGAGGTATGCTGCTGGCAGAGTTACTGATCGATGTGGCCGCGCCTGATGCTGCGTTTCTGAGGCTGTAGATTGAATTGACAAGGTTGCCGAGCGGATTTCTTGCGCTGTTCGCCGCGTTTGCAGAACTCGTTATGGCGTTTGACATGTCAGTAAAGTGCCGACGCGAGTTGAACATCGCGTTAACGATGCCGCCGATAGATGTCACCATGTCGTTAGAGTTTTGGAATACTCTGCCTCGCATGAAATCGGATCGCTCTGCTACATGTTCGTAGGCGGTGCGCGTTCTCGACTCCATCTCTTTGACTTGATATACCGAATCCTGCTGCATCGCCTTGCTAGACGCAGCTGTGTAGGTAGCCATGTCCCGGGCTTCTGCCGCTGTCTTTTCTTTCATATCCTTGCTTGACAAATTGGTGTTGCGAGCCATATCTGCTGCATCTGAACTTACACCTTGCTGCATCTCACCCGCCAAGCGAATCATGTCATCCCTTTGCTTTGTTGCACTGGCGGTGACGTCAAGGGCTGTGGAAATTGCGCCCTGCAGGACAGCATCAAAACCTTGCTGAGACTGGATGGGCAGGTTGTCGCGCAGGTAACCTGCATCAGTGAGAACGCCTGTAAACGCAGTGCCCAGCGCCACGTTTAGATCAACGCCGGTAGTATCGGCATTGCCAACCACCTTGATAAAGGCATCATTAAGTTTTGTAACTAGGTCGGTGCCCGTTGTTCCGCTGGCCTGTATTAACTCCTTAAAATGCGGGTCCATGGACGGAAGCAATTGAGATGCGAAGTCTGCAACGCCGGTTGCCATGTCGCCCATGCTGGCCGACACATCAAGAGAGGCAGATACAGCACCGCTCATCACGTCGTCATACATTGCCTGCATTTCAGGAGGCAGATTGTCGCGGACGAATCCGGCTTCTGCCATCACCCCTTCAAAGCCTGTACGCAAGGCTGTAACAAGATCGGTGCTTGCCACGCCAGAGTCGCTGACTATGGTGGTAAATGCATTGCCAAGACTCTCAACCAGATCAGTGCCGGTGATGCCGCTAGCCTGAACCAGCTCTCTGAAGTGCGGCTCTACCGAGGGCAGTAGATCAGCTGCAAAGCCAGTAACGCTAGTGCTCAAGTTTCCCATGCTGTTAGTGACGCTAATGTCTGCGTCATTGGCAGCGGTGACCATGGTGCTCGCGCTGCTCGTGACTTCGGCATAAGCATCACTACTTCCTTGAGTTATAGAGTCGTACATTTCTTGGAATTTTGGCGGAAGTTGATCTTTTACTATTCCTGCATCCAGCATGACCTGTTCAAATGAGCCAACTAAGGCATCCCTCATAGCCGGACCAGCTACTGACGCTTGCTCAACTATGCTACTCAGGGCAATGCCAATATCCACCGGAAGCTCTGCGCCAGCTTGTGATGCACTAGCATTTAGTTGGTCAAAGGACTTTTGAAGATGAGGTGGCAAATTACCAATAGCTTCTTGCAAGCTACTTCCGGACTCAGTCAATACAAACATAGAATCTGAAACATCCATAGCAGCCGCGTAAGCTTTTCGGCCAGCGTCTGACTGGAGATCAAGCCCCTCTACATAGGAACGGAACTCATCCCTGGTATCTATGACCGCGTCCCCGGTGAACCCAATTTGATCGTTAAACAACTTCACAGCCGCCGAAGATGATGCGAGCGCTAAACTTGATCGCTCTTGTTCGCTATAGAACTTTGTCACATAGGATTTATTTGCCTCATTGAATTTGTCTAGACTGCCCATCAAATCAATCAATCCAGAAGCGGCCTCCCTAGCTCCTGGTGCCGTGGCATCGAATTTTAAGTTAAGAGAAGCTGTTGCTTTAGCAACCTCTGAAAATGCCAACCCCTGCTTGCGCGCGGCTTCCGCCGAGGCTTGGACAGATTCTGCTCGTAAAACTTCCGCCTGAGCAACGCCGACGAACGCATCATCAACTAGCAATATTTTCGAAGCAAGCTCAGCTCCTGACAATGTTGACTGATCAATTGATTCGTACAGTTTAACCAATCCCTCTTTTGATGTAACAGACGAAAGACCAAGCCCTTCAACCTCTTGATTGAACTCTCCAATTCTACCGTAAGCTACTACCAGTGCATCGCCCTGCTTTTGAGCCGCGCTGTAAAAATTATCAGAAAAATAAGCCGCTTCGCTAGAAAATTGATCAAGCCCACCCATTAGCAGCACAATAGAGTTAGCAACATCATCAGCTTTCGGGCTGGTTTCGTCAAAACGCCCGTTTAAGTCGTTTATTATCTGCGCTACCGACTGCGTGGTTTCAAGCTGTGCTTTCAACGCATCCTCATGAGCAATGATGGCGTTCATCGTCTCAACCGATACGTCAGCCAGGTTGCCGCCTGCGTTAACCCATTCGTTCAACTGATCGCGTGTTGTTATAGCGGTATTACCAAGACCGTCAGACTGTTCGATTAAACCCAGCAATCCGTCACGCATACGCTTACCCGATTCGGTTGACGCATCTTGCGAGTTAATCAAATCTCGGATGGCAGATTCATTGACCTGATAAAGGCCTGTGTTTGTATCCAGTGTCACGCCAAGCTGTTTAGCTGCAACACCTACCGTGCCCATGGATATGTGGTAGTCCTGCAGGGCCTGCATTGAAATGTTGACAACACCTTCGCCACGCCCGATGGATTCGTTGAATGTGTCGAGTGTTCGCGTATACCCGTCCAGCGCCAGATTGGCCCGATCGGCGGCAGGTACGAATTCATTGTTGTAGAGCGTCAACTTTTCAATGGCCGCCGCTGCACCGCCAGATGCTTCGACAAAATTATAAGCAGCCACACCAGCAGCATCAAACGATTCGGGCAAGTCAATACCCACGGCGCGCATGAGCGGTGCAACCTCGTTGCTCGCTATGGCCAGAGCGCCAAATGCCGCGCCAACGTCCTCAAGTGATGAGACTATCGGATCGACAGCTTCCAGAATCACGGCCTGCATCTCCGGGCCCAGCTTGCGAAAAGCGTCACCGTACCCTTCGCGAAATTCCTGCTCAATAGCGGCGGCTAGAAGCTCCCCGGGCTCGCCGCCTTTGAGTCTGTCAATCGATATAGAAAACCCGTTCATGATCTGGTCCGCGCCTTCTATCCCAAGGGCCTCTGACTGAGACACAAGCGCAGAATTCATGCTGTCAAACGTGGCCTGAATACTGGCAAGTAGTAGCGGATCGATTTCTTTAGTGAGCACTTGTGACGCGGTACCACGCCACAACGAACGCTCTTTCTCGAAATACTCAATACCCTTGCCCGTCAACGCACCATCAGTAAACGCAATCTCGAAGCCTTGCTCGACTCGCTCCCATGCACCGCCGAATGCCGAGCCTATTGCAGCGCCCAGAACTGGACCCATGACGGTCATAGATCCAACCAGACCGCCGATAGCTGCCTTGCCATCGTCAGCAGCGTTAAACAGCCGACCAAGCTCCTCCCCTAGATGATACGATCCTACTGCAAGTGCCGCCGCACCTACGCCTGCCGCTGCAACACTGCCCGCAGCCGCTGCGAACGATCCGAGTGCAGTAGTTGTGCCTGCGGTAGCGCCTTGTGCGGCAGTCATGCTGCCGGTGAATGACGGTGTAAGGCCGAGGAACTGCGAAACACTATTGCCCATGCCTGTGAGTGTGCTGGTTGTATCGGACCCGAATTTAGACATTACGCTGCTAGCATTAGCCAGTATTCCACCAAGACCGTCAGCAAAACCACCGTCGCCCATGCCGAGAAAAACCATGATTTTATTGGCGGCAAACGTGTCGATTTTCTCCTTGAGCCAGTCCTTCATGAACTTGCCCATGTCGGAGAACACGTCTTTGATAGAATCGGCGTTGGTCAGCGAGCCAACCAGAGTGTCGTAAAACTCTCTCTGAAAAGCCATGTTATTGGCCGTCTCTATCGCATTGGTGGCCTGCGCCGATGAATAGCCTTCCATCATCAGGCGAGCGTGATCAGCGGCGTCTGCACCTTGCGTTACTTCGATGTTTTGCAGGTACTGCGCATCCTTCTGGCTCTGGATCGCATCTTTGACTCTGCCCGCGTTCTGGATCTGCTCGGCCAGTTGCTCGTTAGTGCCACGCAGAGCAACTTCAGTCTCGGCAGCCTCGCGATTCCACCCCTCTGTCATCAATCGCAACACGTCAGCGGCTTGCGCGCCGTCCTGCAACTCGGTGACGAGAATAGCCTGCTCAATAGCCAGGTCTCGAGTCGTGCTTGTGATCGTCTCGCTGACTCGGATTCGTTCGCGCAGCAGCTCGTTGCTCGACTTCAGCGTGGCGGCAGTCACGGCATCTGCTTTGCCCCAGCCTTCCGTCTCGTGGCGCATGACATCAGCGGCAAAAGCACCGTCTTCAAGTTCGGTGGTCAGTATGGCCTGCTCTTCTTTCAGGTCGCTGATAATCCCGTCAACCCGCTCCATCATTTCTGACTTTTCGCGCAGTGCCTCAATGGTCTTTTCAGATGCGATCCGAAAGTCTATCTCGGCGCCCTCAATCCCTTCATATTGCAGCTCGAGACGACGCGCCGCCTCCTCGCCCTGCGTGTACATGGTGTACTGGACGTTAAGTGCCTCAGCAACTTTGTCAGATGCTGTTTTTACAGTCTCTGCAATGTCCTCTACCGTTTTCTTGATCGGCACGTTGCTCGCCGCCAATCCATCAGCCAGGCGCTGACCAGTGGCCGCACCGTGATCCTCCATCAGCGCCATGTGTATCGGGCTGCCGACCTCACTGGATACCGTCTGGGTGATCTCACGCGCACTGTCTTGTATAGATCCGCCGTCTTTCAAACCTCCGGCGTAGGCATCAGCTGTGCCTTGTCCGAAGTTTCTGATGTCATCAATAAACTGACCGCTGCTGAGCCAATCGGCAAATTCTTTTGCAGCATCTTTGGCGCCTGTCCACATGCCAGACCACCACTCGCTAAATTCATCCCAGTTGTCATAGATCACGTACGCTGCAATACCGATAGCGTATACGGCTGCTGTTATTGGGTTGGCCAGCACCGCAGTATTTAAGCCAATTAGCGCCTTTGATACAAGACCAAAAGCTCCGGCAAGCAATCCAATTGTTAAGTGAGTCCCCCCGATTGCCATCATCCCTGTTGCAATGCCGCCTAATAACGGACCAGAGCGACCCAGCGAAGAACCTATCTCATCAAACCCATCAACAATGCCGCGCAGCAAAGGATATATCGACCGCTCACTACTCTGAAAATCATCAGTGAAGCCATTCCATTGCAGTTTCAGCTCTGCAACTTTTTCAGTCACCGGTCCTATAGCCTTTTCCATGGCCTCAGCCACGCCGACAAGCAAGCCAGACCAAGCACTGGCCACGCCCAGAGATTCATCAATGCCGCCAATCGCAAGCAACGCCTGATTTTTAATCAGCGTCCACGCCTGTCCGGATTTCACCGGCAGCTCGTTAAAAAGCCCATCGATTGCTACGCCCTGCCTAAGCAGCGCATCAACCACGATGTCAGCCGTCAGATCGCCAGCCTCGGCCATCTCTCGAAGCGAGCCCACGGGTACGTCAAGTCCTTCAGCGAGCTGCAATGCCAGGCCGCGCCCGTTCTCCATGATGGAATTGAATTCATCACCACGCAGCACACCAGAACCCATGGCCTGGGAGAATTGTTGCAACGCCGCCGTGTGTTCGCCGGTAGCGCCACCGCCAACCTTTAACGCCTTGGATACCAGCTCGGTAACCCGCAACACTTCTTCCTGCGAGCGGCCCATTTCATCAAGCGATGGCGTCATGCTGGTGTAGAGTCGCGAGATATCTTCAAGCGGTGTTCGTGCATCTTTTGCAGACTGAGCCAGAGCCGACTGTGCAAAAGCCATATCCTCGGTACTGTCAGTCACGATGCCAATACCGGCGTTCATGCTCTTGTATCGGTCTGAGAGATTCACGAATACGCCGAGAGTTGCACCGATAGCGGTTGCCGCACCTAGCGCGGCAAGTCTTATTTTCGTAAAAGTCTGTGTAAACGATGCACCGGTGGTGTTGCCTTTTTTCATTGCATCATCAGCCTTGCCAGCCTCTCGGGAAAAATCACCGAAATCATCTGACACTCTGTCGATGCCCATCTTACCCAGAGAACGGCTAGCATCATTGGCGCTATCGGTTATGTCGTCAAACGTAGCGTCGACATTTGTGTCGTCGATCAACTTTAATGCTGTGCCGGTTTTCGTGGCGCTCCCAGTGGTTGAGTCCAGTGCAAGCGCTGCGCGGGTATTGCCGATCGCCACAAGCTCATTACCCGCCTTGTCAGCAGCACCGGTGACACCACCGAACGACGTGGCCACGCTATCGTTGGCAGCTTTTAGCCTGCTAAATGATGTGTCTACGCCTTCTGCTGCTGATTTGAGCTTGCTGAAGTGCGAATTACTATCCAGAGCCTTCAGCGATTGAAACAACTTGTCACTGCGATTCTCCAACGCAGCCAACACTTTTTCAGCCTTCTCGGCCTCGGTGGTGTTGATCTTGATCTGGATGTTGGCTGCGTCAGACATTATTTCTCTTTGAAACGTTTGAAGAACGAGCCAACTACTGATTCGTTCTTGCTTTCAATATCCTCAGGTGAAACATCTGGCGTGTACGGCTGCTCGCAGTCTTTCTTGCTCGCTTTCTGAGCCATCGAGTCACGAGTGATGGCAAGCATAAGAAGCGTCTCCGCATCCCATGCCTGCCGCTCTCGGTTAGTGACTCGAAACAGGCTTTCGATCATGACCGGGCATGGCTTTGCAAGCAGATTCAAATCCTCAAGCAAGTAATCCCCGTAACGAACTGACGGGTAAACCGGCTCATCAACGGCATCTAATCGGGTTGCGTCTCCTTCTCCGGGGCTTCCTCGGTACCACTCTTGCTGTTCAACAAACTGGATAAGGTCTGCCCTTGCCCCGGCAAAAAATTTGCGCTTTTCACCACCTCATTGTTGACGACAACAGCGAGATCCGAAACCTCGGTAAACAAATTGCGAAGCCGGTGCTTCTCGTTTTCACGATCCACATCAGGCAGTGCGTCGATATCGTCAAACTCAATGATGTCAGGCTCGTCATCGCCCGCGTCCACGTAGGCGCTGACAACAATACTAGACAGTCGCCGAGCAAGCACACTGACGCTCTCCTTGAACGTGAAATCAGCCGCGCCCTTGTTCTTGCGTTTGGCCTGCGCGGTTTCTTGCTCCACGGCGCTCTGATAAGCACGCGACTTCTCGCCGCGAATAGTGATGTGCTGCCTGCGGCCGTTGGCCATTGCCGGGTCACCGGTAGCGAAGTCAAAAAGCTCGATTCTATGAACAAGGTCGGCTGATTTAGTGTTTTTGTATCGTCCAAAGCCCATCGTATTTTTCTCTCGTTGTTAAAAGGATCGAGGGGTAATTACTCCCCTCTAGCGGTTGTTTTTACAGGCCGCCTACCCCTGCTGAGAGTCGGCGTCATCGGTCAACTGTCGGTGACTTAGGCGTCAACCGGCAGAGTTTTGGCAATCATCTCGATCTTGAACTTCTGCTTGTCTTGCGGTGCGCCACGCATCTTGGCAGCTGACACGAGCTTCATCTTGCACCACAGCTTGTCAGTGCCGTTGGGTTCTGTGATAACCAGGACTCCCGGCGTGTCTGCGACCAGCATGGTGTTTGCCAGCGCGATCAACGCGTCATAGCCGTTGGCTGCCTCATCATCGACAAGACCTGTGATGACCAGATTGCTGACCTCCAGCTGATCGGTATCACGCTGCTTGATCGCTGTGTTGTCATCGCAATAAACTTGCGGGTCATCGATAGTCCCGCGCATCAGCTCAAGACCGTCCATTGATTCGATCAGGCACTCGAAGCTGGTAGTTGCTACCGCCTCGGCCCCGGCCAGATCTTCGGTAGCTGGTGTGCCCGAGCCGATGTGCAGCAGCGTCTTTTTGTTCTTTACATAAGCCATGATTTAGCCCTCCGCGAGCTATGGGTTTGTTTACTTTTTGGTGGTTTTCTTAGCTTTTGGAGAGGCAATAACGGTCCATCCGTTTTGCTTCATGTATTCCACTTCACTGGGCGAGAATGGAGCCTGCTTACCTGATTTGCTTTTCATCAGGACTTTGGGATCTTTGGTATTGCACATGGTTATCTGGCCTCGAAATAGATAAGAGCGGATGTATAAAACCATCCGGGTTTTTCACTTTTCAGCGCGCCTTTAATGTTCGCAGGATCAGGTGTTTCGATACCTTCAAACTGCAGCTGTTCAGGGAATAGCGCTACGATCTTCTCGGCCTCTTTCATTGGGCCGCTCACGCCGTAACCATCAGGCGCGTACACGTTGGCCAGGATGAAGCCCGAACGAAGAACGCTGTCGCAATAGACCCGCTCCCGGCTATCCAAGGGTACAATTGAGAGCACGATATATGGCTGATTGTTGGCGTGGTATGAGCCATCGCCAGAGTGTTTGGTGATAACGGGCAGCAGTCCAGATTCCGCCGTTACTCTGGAGAAAATCGCGTCTTGTATCTCACTGAGCAGCATTGATGGCCTCGTCTAGCAATTGAGGAAATGCCGCTGCCGCCTTGGCAAACATCAGATGTCCAGCTTCACGCTCTTGTGTCCATGCGTAAGGCAGGTCGTTGGATATGTAAATCGTATCTCCCTGCTTGTAGCGGCTTGCAACCGCTGCCGCTCTGCCTTTCGATATTTGCTCAGCACCGCTCACTGCGCCAAACGCGTACACGGGCGCTATGACCACAGTTAGATCAGGTGAGTTAAAGCCCAGTCGAGTAGAGGCCCGCAACTGGCCGGAGAATTTGGGAGACGCATCCACAACAACGCCAACCGTTGACACTGACGCCTGCTGGATGGCTTCAGGGATCACGTCACGTGTTTTGGATATCAGTACGCTTAACTCGTTCATAGCCCGCCCGCGCCGGTGACGTCAGCAGCTATCTGCGCCACCCGGTCCTCAGACAATCGCAACTCACTAATCAGTCGAGATACTCGTCCGGCTAGTGCCGTGTCAGTAACCCAGCCAAGCGCACTCAGCCGCAATGCAGTGCCAGCGCTATAAGCAGTACCGGCAAACGTCACAGCATCACTCAGATATACCCACTCACCGATGACACCCAGCGGAGCTGTGACAGGACCGTCAGTGCTCTTGTAGCCTGATAGCGGCCCGATATTGCCGATCATGCTCGCACCGTCGCCTGTTTCAAATACGCGTGGCATTAGCTGGACTCCTGCACGAGCAAGTCAACCGGCTGGTTAGACCAGAACGAAATAACAGCGCCTTCGAAGCGCATCCACTCGTTCGCCGGCATCTTGAAATAATCCATTGCCTCCGAAGGTGCAGCATCGCCGGCAAAAATGAATAGATCGAAATCAGATCGGTTTTGAATCTGCACGCGGGTACCAGGCACTATCGCTGTCAGCCCGTAGAGATCCTGCGGGGTTTTTGATGCTTGGACCTTCATCAGCGCGTCTGGATCTCGTAATAAATCGTTGTCACGCCGTCCGGACGAAAAGGCTTGATGTGGACGATAGTGCGCTGCGTGCCGGTGTCAATCATGTGCGTGCAGTCTTCCAGATCAATCAAAGCGGATACGAAAAACATCAGGTCGTCTGCGCGCACGTCATTGCTGAAGTCAGCTTTCCATTCCCCGGGGAATACAAAAGCCTTGCCGGTCTCTGTGTATTCGCCTGGAGGGTCCCAGTCGTTGACACGCGCGCCTTTCTTGCCGAAGCTACACTGGTAGCCGTCCTCTTCGAGATCGCGTGCGAATTCAATCGCGTCCTGTGCGTAATCAGCGGATGCTGCAGCGGTAGCCATCAGCGGGCAAGCTCAACTACACCGGAATCGCCAGCGCACAACAGCGGCTTGAGCAGTGCATAGGCCATCGGTATTCGCTTCAGCATTGACAGCGTGTCAGTGCCAGATAGTTCGTCGTTGACTTCCCACTCTTTGACAATCGCAGAACGGCCGACGCCCTTTTTGGTCAGTGTCTTGTCATCAGACACAGCGGCAGGATTAAAGCCACCGCCGTTTGCACTCATGGCGTAGGCAATGAAGCACTGTGCTTGATCGGTAGCGCCTTCAACGCATAGCTCAATTGTTGACAGAAACGATAGCGACAACGCGAGCAGCCGAGCCTTATCATCATCATCATCGACTGTATAGCCGTAGGTGGTGAGAAAAGTGTCGAACTGCTCGGATGTTGCTGCTGTGACGTCCATTACGCGTCAGCTGCGATCTCGTAAGCATCGTCAGGCCGATCAGCAACATAGGCCTCTGCATCCTCGCGGGACACGTTGGCCTTGCTTGGTCGCTTGCCGCGAACGCCGTCAGTGAGCTTGTAGACGTCAAACAACTCAGACTTATCACCTGAGTCGTCAGCATCCACAACACCGCCAGCCGCCTCGAACGCCGTGGTAAACCGAGTCAGCTTGCCATCAGCGCCACGCGTAGCCCAGCTAGTGCCGACCATGATCACCTTTGAATAATCAAGACTCATGGTTTAGCCCTCTACTGATTCAACAGCAACAAACGGGCTCTGCTTGGCTGCGACCTTCCGATCCCAGTTTGCAGGTAGTGCGGTTTCGGCCAGGTTGCGAGACACGCCAGCCTGAGAGGCTTTGGTGTAATCCCAGCCAGACGGATGCCACAGGCCACCGACACGACTGATTACCTCAGTCAGACCAGCACCGTGGCCCTTCTTTGCGTCACGGTCGTACTCAAGCGACTGCATACCATTGGCGTTCATGTCGATCATGGCCTCAACGAACATGCCGGACATGGCGAACACAGTGGTCGATACCATAGTGCCAGCAACATCGACCGGTGCGAGAATGTCATCAACGTGGACGCGCATACCGTTCCATGTTGAGATATTCAGGCCGGTGTCTTCTTCCTTCACGATCTCGATCTGGCCGGACTTCACACGCGCTGCATAGACCTTTGAGTTCATGAACGCGTGGTTCATCTCATCAATCATGGAGTCGCCACGCTTGGCCAGTGCATCAACCGCTGAGTCAAAGTCAAACGCCGTCGCGATTGTTTCGATCAGGTCGCCAGAGTCGTTGGCCTTGTTATCCGCAATCATGCCCTGGAGCATGGCGAACGCTTGGCGTTGCTTGAATTTATCCCAGTACTTGGACAAGTATGAAATGAGCGCTTCAAGGCCATCATTCTCATTGGCGTGAGCACGCAATACCTTGACAATGGATTTTTCAGCGAACGCTACGTTGGGGAATATGACGGCAGCGCGGAACATTTCCTCTGAAATGCCCTGAGGAATTATGTCAGTATCGCTGTCATCCCCATATGAAGGTTCTAAAAATTCCGGCTCCACAAGATAGTCGACTTCAACAGTCGTGCCTTTCTTCATTCCGGAGATGGTGGCGGAGATTTCGGCATCAGTGCCAAAGATGCCAGAGCTGACAAACGACTGTTTTTCAGCGGACTCTAGTATATCGCCTGCGGTAATCAGGTCGTGGCGGATAATATCCGCAATAGTGATGGCAGCCATTAGGCGAGCCTCCGATAGTAGATTGATGAAAGTTGTTAAACATTCAACACGAATCCACGTATCGGCTCACTGAATCCACAGTGAAGCAAGTTTTAGAAATGCTACTACTCTTTTGAATAAAGTGCAACTGCACGGCTGTATAGAATTACAGCCGCGACAATTAATCAAACAAAGAAGCAATCGTCTTTTGGCGGAATCCATTTGCCATGCTTTTTGCAACCGTGCACCCAGCTGGAGATAGTGCCAGGAGATAAGTCATAATGGGCGCCCGCGGCTTTCACACTTTCAAATACCCTGCCCCCGACGCTGACTCGTTTCGCTGCCAGTCCGCAAGCCCTCTTCAGCTTTATGGGTTCAAGTCCTAAGTGCTTCCAAGCACTGCCAGTTGCAATGCGGTTTACATTTGCCGTTGTTGTGAGATATCTTTTTGCGATTTCTTTCGCAGCCTTCCCAGATGCGCGCTCCTTGTGAATCATGCGCACCTCGCACTCGGTTAATTTTGAAGAACCACAGTCTTCTCCAAGATTCATCGTTCCATCGCAATACCTTTGTGCTACTTTCTCGTCACGCATCTGTTAAGTCTCAGTTAATGGATGTTAGTCTCACCACCTCGCTGCAAACTTGGTGGTGAGGCGTCTATTATACCGCTAAATCAGGCCAGACCAGCTGCACGCTTGCGCTGCTCAAACTTCGACACATTCCCGCCGCTGCCGCCATTGCCACTACCAGAGCCGCCGGATGCCTTGGATTCAAACAGGTAACCGTAGTCCGGGTTGCCTTGTATCTGCTCCAGCTTGCCCGCCATGTCCAGCTTCTCGCCTTTCACGCGGATGTAACTGCCGTCCTTACCCTTGTAAAGTATCTCACCCTCTTCCAGGACGGCGTCAACGCGCAGTAGTCGCTCGATGTCATTTCGAGCAATGGGTGACGCTGCCTTGAACGATGGCATCTTTTCAGTAAAAACACGGATGAACTTGGTTTCCTCGGATACCTGGTCACGCTCTTGCTCAACCGCGGCTTTTTCAGTTTTCAAAGTGTCGACTGTTGTTTCCAGTCCAGCGATATCAGCCTCCAGAGTCCGGATCCGCTGATCTTTCACGGCATCGCCTTTTGATGCGTCTTTCATGTGCTCGGTAACGAGCTCATTGGTTACTTCCTTGTCAGCAGGCAGGCCCAGCGCGTCACGCACGATCTTCAGCTGTGACTTTGCCGCGTCGCGCTTAACGATCGCGTCATCGAGTTTGCCCTGCAGCTCTGGGTTGGCGACCTTGCCCTCAAGCTCTGTGATTTCGGTGGATAGGTTGTCCACCTTGTCGATCAGACCTTGGATGAATGCCTTGGCGGCTTCGCGGTGCTCTTCTGCGAGCAATGCAAGTAGTTTCTCTAGGTCCATCGTAGTGCCTCTATTTTATGAAATTGTGTCTACAGGATTGGTAAAAGTTACCCAGCGTGGAGCGCCAGCAATACGGCAACTGTCGAAACTTGATTCGTCATCGTCTGACTCGCGCCAGCTATCCCACTCGTTTACGCGATCGCAAGGAATTAAATACCAATGACCATCATCATCTTGGTCGAGAAAGTAACGCTCATTCATTCAATGCCCAGCTCCTCGAGTGTAAATAGCTTGGCCCTCTCGTATTGGCTGTACGAATTGATAGGCAATCTTCCGGCTTTGTATTCTTCGAATCGAACAGGTCCTAAAAGCTGCCTTTTCAGCTCGTCATCGCTGTCATTAAACTGGGTGATGAAATCCCGCGTGTCATCTGGCTCACTGGTTCGAAATTCAAGGTACGAACGGCAACGGTGTATTACGCGCTGGGTACGCGGCGGACGCTCCGGTATCGCGCTATATGGCTTTGGCCACGACTGTCCCATGTAGCCCGCGCACACCGTGGTCTGCCGCTCGTCCAGCACGCCCACGTTATAGAACCTGCCCTCACGGCCGACGGCAAGTAATGAGCGAGCATAACCCCTGACAGATGATCCAATGTTCTTGTAGGTCGTCAATAACTGAACCTGTCTGCGCTTTTTCAGCGCTGCCAGTTGCCCGTCGTACTCCTCGGTTGTCCAGTCATTGCGGATCCGCCGATCAATCAGGTCATCATGCATCCGCTTTGTGTTCTGGCGGCTGCGTTTGATCGTCTCAATAATCGAGAACCCGCCGACATCAATCTTGGGGAAGAACTTCTCCCTGATTGCTTTCAGCGGTGACTTAATCCAATCAGGCAGCCTCATTGGTCACCAATGGCCTTATCAGCAAGCTTCAGGTTATTCAGCACATCCTTGGCCACGGCATCAATCAGCTCCTCGTCAGCGTCACCCAGCGCCTCGGCTGTAACAGCCTTGAGCCGGAGCTCGTGCTGCTTTGGCGCAAGCCCCAGACGCTGACACTCGACATCCGTGGCGATCAGGTCACGCTGAAGCCTGTCCAGCACTGCTTTCTCGTAGGCGTAGGCCAAAAGCTCAAGCGAGCGGCCCTTGATCTCGAGCAGTAGGTTTTTATTCAAGGCACATTGCCCATCTGCAGCTCTGCATTCAGTATCTCCTGCTCACTATCAACACTGGATTTTATCAAATCCGCGTCTTTGGCGATGTCGAGCATGGTCTGTTTCGTGATGATGCCCGCGTCAAAAAGCCCTCGAACGAAGCTAAGCTGGCCGGCGTTGAATTCTGCCACGGTGAATTTCTTGTTCATCGTCACGCCTCCGTCGTACTCGACACCACGGAACAGAGCCATGAACTCAACTGCCTGGTTGAAAGCGTCCTCCATGGTGATGACCACAAACGGCAGAAACCCCAGTGATTTGCTCTCGGCATTCTCTGCCTGGGTAGCTGTTTTGTAGTTTGTGTTGGTCAGCACGCTGGCCGACATACGGGTGATCAGGTCGATGGTTGATTCGATCTTCTTCGTGGCGTGCTGAACGCCTGAACCGGTGGCCTCGGTGATCTCGATGCCTTCTTTGGTTTTGTCGTTGAACCGTCGCGCTCTGTCAGCCCCGATGAACACCTGTGCAGGCTTATCGCCGTCGCCCTGCTTGTCCTGAATCAACTCCCCGAAAAACTGCACATAAGGCGAGCATATGAAGTGAATGATATTGCGCTCGTCAGATTCTAGGTTGTACAGCCACAGGTTGTTGTTCGCGATGTCGATATACGGGTGCTTGTTAGCCGTCAGAACATCGATCTCTATCACTGGCAGGCCTTCGAACTTGTACTGCCACTCGCCGTCATCCGCCAACGCATAGCTATCAGTGGATGTCTCGATGTACTTCTCGCCGTAGCCCGTGCCACCATCGATCCATATTTTCTTACGGTACTTGCGCGTTTTGGCCTCGCCGTTTTCCAGTTCGTATTCTTCCTCGCCTTGAAAAGTAAATTCGAGAATATTGCCACTCATATCCTTCACAGGATCACCAATGACACGATTGATCGATATGTAGGTTATCGACGCCTCGTTGGTTTTCTGCGTGTCTGACTCAAGCTTAGGCGCGTCAATGAACAGGTACCCAATGCCATCGCAGCCGATGTTAGCCATAGTGTCGCCGATCAGTTGAGGCAGGAATTGCAACTGCTCATCATCGACTTTCGGCAGCTTACGTAGCGCTATGCCCGATGCGGCATTAATTGCGCTGGATACGAAGTTGGTGAACTTCGAGATGTAAGGTGATTTTCTATAATCGAATTTCAGATCGCTTTCAGTGGGGAACTGCTGCAGATATTGCTGCACCTCGGAGTCGAAGCAATTGCGCACCGTCAGCGCTTCGGCTTTTCGATTAGCCAGGATCGAACTGTCTTTCTTGAATTTGATTGCGGGCATTATATTAGTTCGTCCTGTAGCTCTTCGCTTGGCAGTGCCGGGCTGAATTGCGTGTACGTGGCGTAGCACGCACCGTCGATAGCGTGGTCATTCACTTTTATAGGTTCGTCCAGCGCATTGCCGAGACGATCCTTTGCCCATGTGTAGGTGTGCATTTCTTTGGCAAGGTTAGAGCTTCTCGCTGTAATGTGGATGTTAAAGCTCTTCACGAAGTTTATCCGGTCAATTCTGTTTGCTTTATCAGCGCCGCTGCATTTGAATCCTGCACGCTGTATTTCAAGAATTCGATCAGGCTCTGCACTGTCCGCGTAGCCTTTACCCTTCAACCCTTCTTGCCTCATCCTCGCTATCAGGTCAGTATTTGTCAGCCCTGACTGATAAATGCACTCATCCCAATACAGGTCGTTGCCGTTAATAAAGACGTTAACAGCGGCTGATGGCGCATTGAACCCAAAGTCAATGCCGTACCCCTCGAAGTCCCAACGAACGCCGTCAGGCACTTGCGGGCACTCGACCCAGTTTTCAAACACCAATCCCTCATAGACACCCCAGTGGCCCAAGGCGTAGATGTTGTAGTAAGTCCTGTTGGTTTCCCTCAGTCGCTCAAATACCGCTTTGTATTCGCCGTCGATGTGCTTGTTGTCAAGATACGTCGAGTGATGAATGAAAACATCAGACTGATCTCTGTCGAAAAACTTCTTTTTAATCCAGTGCTCGATATGGATCGGGTTAAACGACAGGATTATCTGCTTGTAGTGCTTCGTTGCACCCCGCAGTCTCAGGTCAAGCTGGTCAAAGTCTAGCTCATTGCATTCTGACGCCTCTTCAACCCATATCGAAGTAATGCCTTCAATCGATTTGAGTTTTTCAACGTCATCCAGGCCAACAAACAGCAGTGTATTGCCAAACAGTTCTATGGTCTTGTCCGTTTTGTTGATCTTCGCAAGGCTACTCATTCCCCACGCGTCGATCTTTGCCAGCATCAATGCCCACACTGAGTTTTTCAGTGTCGATGCCACTTTACGGACAATCAGTATTTTATGACCTTGCTCTGACGATATTCTGAATACCGTTTTTTCAGCAATGGCGTGAGACTTTCCAGACCCAGCGCCACCATAGACAATCTCGTATCGTGACCGATCGTTAAACAGGCATCGGTGTTTCGGGCTGATTGACCAGTCCAAATACGCTTTTGCGTGAAGACTGAGCTTTGGCGGCATCCCGGTCATTATTCGCCCTCGATCCAGTCGGGCTTGTCAGCGATCACGGGGATGATGCGATCTTTCTGGCGGTTATCTTTTTCGTAGGCCCCCAATGCGCGACCGATAGAATCCTGCGCCGCCGTCTTGCTGTGCAGCTTCACTTTTTTGATTTCGTATTCTTCGGCGTCATCGCCTCTACCAAACACACGAGTTTCGGTATCTATACTGGCAATTGCTGCCCTGGCATCTGGGCTCATTGCAGATAATGGCTTGAGAGAGCCGTCCTCGGCGTATATGTCCAGCGGGTCGGCATAGGCAATCCGGGCTTGTTCTCGCATCCACCGCTCAAGCGTCACATCAGCAGCTTTTGCCGCTCTGTCGCGCAATTCTTCCACCCTTGAGGAAATCTTGAGGCTGGCAGCTTCAACGCTTGCAACCTCGTTCACAGACTTTGCTGTCATTCCAGAACAGTTGTAGGCGCTACGGTAAGCATCGCTCAAGCTTTCCTCGGTGATGATGGCTTGGGCAAATGCCTCCTGCTTGTTTGTGAGTCCAGTCATGCGTTTTTCGTCGAAGTGCCATAGCAAAACAATGAAACCCGCATTCCTACTTGAATCAGATTCTTATAACCCCGTGATTTCGAGCATATTTCACGCCTCACAATGATTAGCCTCATATTCATCAGGATCAAAAGACTTGACTCTGACTTTTATGCTGGTCATATCGCGTCTTGGAACATCCGGCAATGGCGTCGGATTCGATTTATATGGCTTTTTCGCCTCTTCCGCGCCTCGGATTATCCGTCTCTGCAGCGCTTTTGATTTGCTTACTCTGGCCTTTCTTTCTTTTTCCTCATCGGCTTTTCGCTTTAAAGGTTTGTTCAATTTTCGACCCAGTCGATCAAGGATCTTCTTCCTCGGTTTGCCGTTGTAGACAACATTCCAAATTGGACGCTCTGATTCTATTGCGTGTTTTTCCGCTAATTCTGCATCTTCCCTGCTTTCGTAATTCTCGATTGTGATTTGTGTGACACTGGCGTACCAAGATGAGCTAGATTTGTGCTGCACCAGCCTCGTTAAAACGCTCAAGGAAACGCCGACATAAAGCAATGTTCCTTCGGAATCAAAATGCCTATAAAGCTGATGCAATTCACTCATTTGAAATTTCTCCATAATTCCCATAAATCTCATCAACACTAACCAGCCGCCTGTTCTCGGCAATGTCCTGCATATGCGCCGCACGATCAGCGTCACTGATGCCCTCTAGCCGTACATCACCGTTTATTGTGCGCATTGCCGGATGATCCCCCTCTCTCACAACCTTGCCCTGCTCATCTTTCACAATGACGTTAACCAGCCCCTTGTGCTCATCCACCGTGAAACAATCGAACCGCTCCACGCCATCAACCATCACGCGGATTTCTGATTTGTCCAGATCCGGCATATACCCGATATCTCGCTCAAGTACGCTGATCCGGATCTTTGGCAGGCCTGTTTGCATGTTATTCATCGTCGATTGAACATAGTTCTGGGTTAGAAGCGGTTTCTATTGGGTACTTGCGCTGCCTATGGTAATGAGGGAATTTACTGTTAAAGCATCTACGTCTAACAGTACTTCTATTAACCCCTAGCGCTGATGCAGCGTCAGCAAGGCTTCCGTAGCGCACCCCATTAGCAAGCCACCAGCATGACACGGATGTATTTTCTAAATTTTCCTTATTGGTTACCCACCGACAGTTTTCAGGCGAATAACTGCGCTCACCCATTAGTTCGTTATTTCTTCTATCTAGTTGCAATCCCTTTTTAAAGCCCGACCTATCCGCCCACTTGCAAAACTCCGTCGGACTATCTCTCCATTCTGGGCAGATTTGAACGCCTCTATCATGGTATCTAGGCGAATCCTGAGTTCCCGCCCTGCACCTTGCGCGCATAGACTGCCACGAGTTGTACGCGGGATGCTTTACGCAGCCATGTTTCGCTAATTCTTTCGACCTATTGCGGCCCAAGCAGCCACAGCTTTTTGTATATCCGTGTCTGACACTGGCCATCCGACGAATAACAGAGACCCCGCAATCGCACTTCATAGCCCACATTCTAGCTTTACGGCCGCTTGGAAAAGCAACCGGCTTGGCCTCGTTTACATATATCAGCCGACCATATCGATCGCCTTTTTCGACTACAATCTTATTGCCCATGATTCGCATATCTCCAAAGTCTGCGGTGATTGGGTGAAGTCCTGAGCAGCACGTTTTCAAGCCGTGCTGTTCAGGCATTAATTCACTGTTCATTTTAACAGCTCACTCATCATTAAGCGACTGACAAGGCTCGGGGTTTTCCGAGAATCGCACGGCCTTGACCGTTTCGATCCCGTTAACAATCGCATTCATGACGCGATGCCGGCCATCGAGTATTCCGCCATCCTCGCTCAAGATGATCGGCTTGGTCATATCTGCGTCCATCACTGAGCGTATGTGCCCAGCCATTTGACGAAGGTTCTGTGCGCTGATTT